AATTGCATATTATATGGAACAGGCATATATGACTTCTTTTCATCAGGAGTATCAGAATCAGGATTCTGAACTACGATTCTTTGAGTGGTAGTTACCTTTCTAGAAGGATCGTATGTCAAACCAGTAAACTCAAAAGACATCCTTGGTAAAGATAAAGATGTTGCTTTATTAAGATCTGGTGATTGAGTTAATCTTGCTAAAAACTTTTGAGTAGGTCCATATGCGAGAGGAACTCTAATTATACTAGCGTCAGTATCTCCACCACTTTGCTTAATAGAAATACTATTAAACAGAGTACCAAAACCAATAATGGTTCTTCTCAGGATTTCGTTATAAAAATATTCAAACATTGTTATAGTCCTAGTATCTTATATTTATGGAATTCCAAATGGGTTCTGCTCACTAAAGTCTAAAATATCATCTGCAGCAGATTCTATATTAACATTATCAGCAAATCCATCATCTGGAGGATCTTCACTAACAACCCTTAGAGAATGAACAGCACCAGAACTTCCACCAGTTATATTTTCTCCAATACTAAACATTCCAGAGACATTTGCTACCTCTAAAATATTTGTAGTTGCATTCCAAGTTCTCACTCTACCCTTCACACCAGTGATCGATCCTGTAACGATTTCATTAAACTTGAAGTTACCACTATTGTCAAGTGAAGGGTCACCAATTGAAATAGTAGGATTGGTGGTATATCCAGCACCAGCATTAACAATATGAAGATTGCTAATAGTTCCAGAAGCACTTACAACTGCCTCAACAGTAGCAGTAGTTCCTACTCCTGCAGAAGGTGCAGAGACTGTTACAGTAGGTGCTGTAGTGTATCCAGAACCCCCTGAAGTGATAGTAACTATACCTATGGTATTATCACCTATAAATGCTGTTCCTGCTGCTCCAGACCCTCCTGAACCACTTATTTGAACTGTTGGTGCAAGAGTATACCCAAGACCTGGATTTGTAATTACAATCTGCTGAACAGATTTTAAATTATCACTTATATTCAAATTACATACATTGATTCCACTGATCATAGTAGCAGTGAGAATACCAGTAACTCCCCCTGAAGGAGCAGAACTTACTCCAATAGTTGGAATATTTTTATATCCACCACCTCTATTACTAATGTTAATAAGTCTAATAGCACCATCTGTCGTGTATCCAACTACAGCAGTTGCAGTTGCACCAGTGCCAACTAAAGTCAATGTCTGAGAAGATCCAAGTAGTGTAGATAGACCATCTTCAGAAGTTCCATCTGCATTATCCCCAATTAGAGTATCATCAATCTCAGAAACTCCAGTATCAATAACCTCATCCTCATAACGGAAGAGTTCACACTTAAGAGTATAAACGTAATTCTTTTTTAACTGATAGAATGGTTTTTCGTGCTCAACATATTTGATTTCAAATAAACGATCACCCAGTGGAAAATAAACTAAATCACCCTCTTTAGGTCGGGTAGTTAACTTTACATTAGATTCGTTTTTAAGTAATGGTTGAATATATGTTTCCCATCTTTCTCTAGAAATAACAAGAGTTACTTCATTAGTTTGTTCAATACCAAACTTTGAAAGTAAAGTAGGATTTTCTGCATATCCATCAAAATTATCTACATAAGCTTCTAGTGGATATGAATCATCAAATACTGATTGAACAACTTCCCTCAAGATAGTCTTTTCATTCATGTATTTGCGAGGAAGATAATGAACCTCAACACCATACATCCTCAACTGTTCGTTGATTAAATCTTGTACAAGATTCTGTTCAGATTTAGATCCTTGTTGGAAAAATGGATTCAGCACTATATTATCCTATCATATCCAGAGGTGGAAGTTCGTATGTATTAGACATCTGTTCTCTGATAATTTCTAGGTCTTTTTCTGCATCATCATATATCTGCCTTCCATTCATTTCTATTCCACCAGGTAATTTAACACCTTGGAACTTAAGTAAATTTTGACCCCATTGTCTTTTAAGTAATGCAGTAGCATATCTCTTTAAGAACGAATCATTCCATACCCTGCTAAAGTCATTAGGATTAACAAGTCTAAAACATTCAAGAACTATAAATTCATCAACTTCACATGCTGCCCAATCAATATCCAAATACAATCTATCTTGTCTTTGATTAAATCTAATTTGTTTTGTTGTAGTTAATAGGAAATCAATATCAGACAAATATGTTTGGGTCATTGCATAACTCAAAAGTCCATTATATCCCATATTAAAAGCAATATCATTTAAAAATAATTGATATTTAATACTAAACATATTATTGGATATAGAATTACTTCCACCAAAACGGAATATTTTTTCTACTCCTATTACTGATGGTGGAACTTGTATATAATTACTATTTTCATACCAAGGAAACTCTTGATCTGTTCCTGCAATATTTGCCGTTGCAGTCTCTGTTGTTATACCTGTTTTATCTTTTCCTGTTAATACAGATGCTCTTCCCCTATCAATATCAGCTTGTGTTATTTGATATTTTAAATAGGTTCTAACTACACCATCAAAATGCCTTTCGTGGAAATACTGAATAGCATCATCAATTCTATCTTCACACTGTTCATCAGCAATATTAATCTCCAACACTGGAGCACCCAACTGCCTTAAACAATATGCCTTAAATTCAGATCTACTACCTGGTTGTGCCATTTATACAATACCTCTACAATATTTAGGAAGGTGCGGAGGCAATACCAGTATAAACTAAAATATTACCGTTTACTATATTATAAATTGTTGAACCCGAACTTACTAATACGTTATATTCATATCTCCCTTCGGATAAATTTCTTGTGGCAGTGGATCCCATTGATATATCAAATATTCCACCACCAGCACTACTAAACCCTACTGTAAAGGTTCCTGCAGGTGTATCGGTTGCACCAATACCTGCACTTTTTTGCATTTGGGAGGATCCTGTCCAAACAGAAGTTGTAGTCAATCCTTGAAAATCATAAGCAACATCAGAAGTATCAACTACATTAAAAGTAGTCTTAAAATCTGCACCAGTATAAAGTGCTAAATTAGCAGCATAGGGAACTCCTGCATTTGGATCAAATGTCAGATTTTTACTTGCCATTGACTAATTCCTTGAGTAGAGATTTGATTTCACCAATTTCACCTTTTAAATCTGAGAGATCGTTTTCCATAGATTCGACTCTTTCATTTCGTGATAATTTTGCTTTTCTAGCAGAAGTATAATGAGTATAATCTAGAGAATTTACATTAACTATTGTATTTGTAGCAGGATCTCTTGCAAGATCCGCATGTCCTTCAATATCATAATGTTCCATACTATGCTAATGCCATAACTCTTAGATCTTTAACTCTAGGAACATATACCTGACTAGTTCCTGTTAATAGAAGTTTAATTCTATAGTATCTAAATGCAGGTAAATTATCAGCAGTAAAATTATAATCACTAAAGTTTGCTGTTTCTATAAAACTATACTGATTAATTTTAGGAACAAATTTATCAGGTAATCCATCACTATCTTGAGCATTAATCACTTCACCTCTATTATTCAAATTATCAAATCCAGGGAAAGGTGTAAAAATTGGTTCAAATGATTGCTTATCACCAATAGCATAGAATGCTCTGACGTTTGCATCAGTATGAATATGTGCTGCCAATAATACCTTAATAGATGTAGCTGGATTTTCTAATCTAATTTCCTTACTTATATACTGACAAGCAGTAGGATCTTCAAGAAGAGTTTTTACTCTTCTATCTGTTGCATAGTTGTCAATAACATCATCAACTCTATTAGATATAAGAATTGTGCTAACTCTTTGAGAATCTAATACAGGAGTTAACTTAGTATTAGTAGTGTTTAAACTTACTCTTATTTGTAAGGATTTATTTCCTTCAATATTATCTAATCTTTCATCCTCATTAACTTTTGAGTAAATTGCTCTAGAGCTAGTAAGATAGTTTGTTTCACCAATGGTAATAGATTCAAACCCTTGATCAATATATGGAATTTCACTGTTACTTATACCAGATGCAGAAGTAGTTCTTACTTCAGCACCAATTGTGGTTCCAGTAACCGTCATATTATGAATTATTGGGTTAATAGCTTCAAAGGACATATTTTGTGTAGCTTTGATATCATAACCACCACAAGATTTGGTTTGATTAAAGTAAAGTTTGGGGAATCCAATATCAGTGCTTCTATCAGTAGCATCAATTTTACTTGTTTGATCTATTTTGACATTATAAAAATCAAACCCAATTGATCCAGAGGATGCTGTAGATGTTGAAGTGGATAACCCATGCGTTTTATTAATTCTTGCAAGAGAAACTCCACCAAGTTCATATTTATAAACAGGTGTTCCAACTGCATAATCAATCTGATCATCTCCTCTAGTATCAATAGTAATTACATTACCAGTAACATTATTATACTTAATAACCTCATTTCCAATTTTAACCAATCCTTGATTAGTTGTTCCCACTCCAACATTTTCAAAATTAGTAAAGGCACTTGCATCATCTACACTAAAGGAAGCTTCATTACCAACATCTAATGCAAGACTCAATTTTGTTGGTTTAATATCAGTTTGAATATCCTTTAATACTACCAAATTTTCAGTCGAATACATTCCATGATTTTTG